AACACCTATTCATAGGTATAAAATACTGGTATTAAATACTCACGGAGGCGATTTTGGTCGTCAAACCGTTACAGGTGCTTTGGCGGATAAAAGGTACTCGTTTTACTTGGAAACGCGAACTCGTCAAAAAATTGGGGACTTTTTCTGTAACGGAAATCCCTGTGGAATTGGGGCTTCCAGAATTAATGTAAAAGTTTTTTCAGTATTTCTTTTGTATAAATTAGGATATTAACAAATATGTTCATTACATTTGTAGTGTTCAATCACTAAAACCAAAATGATATGAGAACTAAAGAGAAAGGCGCAGCATCAATTAGAATTGATTTAAGAGGCGCAACCATCACCGTGTATCACGGAAGTACCAACGAGGTCTTAAAGACCTTTACAGCTTACGAGGGAGCGTGGGAGAGTATATGGGAAGGAATTAATAATGCTAAAGAATTATAAAATGAGCAATTCAATCTATCAAGAAGGAGACAACACCGTTGTCCTAACAGACAAAGAATCATTATCGCGTATTGTGAGTGAATTAAAATCCACAGGAGTAATCTTCGGTGGTGAGTTCACAAAGAAAGATGGAAGCGTGAGTAAGTTTAATGGGAGGTTTGGTGTAGCCAAGCACGTTAAAGGAGGTGTGAACTGCAACAAGGCAGAAAATTGGACTATCTATGATATTAACCGTAAGCGTTATATGCAGATAATTCCAGACTCTGTTAAGCAGCTTAAAGCTTTTGGTCTAATCCGTAAACTAATTTAAGATGAGTGATAGAAGTTACTACACAATAGAGACAGCCGACATTTATGTAGAGGCTACCATAAAGGTAAAGATTAATATGAATGAGAGAACCAGTGTTCCATTGAAAGACCTCATCATAGATTACACTTGGGATGGAGAGTTTACAGATGTTGAAGTTAAGAGCATTGACTTTGAGGAGTATACAAACATTCAAGAGGAAATAGAAGAAGTAGGATAGATGTCAGACAACCTACACAGATTGTTATTTGCTAACGACCTTAAAGAGTTGGGCTATATCATTAACGAGTTTATTGAGATAGCTAAACTCTTGGAGGACAGCAGAGAAGTGGCCAAGTTGATTGGTTCATTAGATAGGTTCTACTACGCTTATGAAAGCCGTGTACGGGAAATCTCTGAATTATTGGGGAAGATAGACAAAGCGAGAGAGAAACACAGAATGGTTATCGCACAGCGTGAGGACTATAAAAAAGAAGTAGAAAGATTAACCAACATATTAAAGCGTTATGAGAGTGATTTATGATACAACGGATTTAAGAGGCTTATTCGTTGATGATGACTACCAATACTACAAGTGGATAGAAGGTGGCTTAAACGCCTCCGCAGATACCTTAAATGAAATCTCTTGGGATATAGTTACCCCAGATGATGAAGATGATTACCCACTGGGAATTTAATTCCCTAAACACCCGTAGTAATATATTACTTATATTAGTAATATATATCTATTAGAAGTAATATAATAGTAATATATAAGAATATATCTTAAAGATATATTCTATATTAGAAATATAATAGAAGAATACTAATATACCCTACTGATATAAGGGTATTTATACAGAAGTATACTATGAAAGAGAAAGATTTTTTAGACCTATCGCAAAAGAAGTTAGCCGCAGATGTATGGGCTAAAATAACAAAGTATAAAGAGATACCATTGAAATCAAGAAAGCGTGAGTATGTCATACACCGACATAGCTTTTTAGTAGCGATGCGTAAATACTCTACGATGTCTCTTGATGCTATCGGAACAGTATTAGGTAAAGACCACGCCACAGTAATCCACGCTTGTAAGCAGCACGAGATGAATTACAAATTTGATAGAGACTACAAAGCTGTTTACTACCAAATAGATAATATCGTAGCCAAGACGATGCTACCTTACAGCTTACTGGAGGAACATACCTACGATGAGTTTATGGAGCGTAACAAGGCTGTGCGGGAACGCCTTATGAAATTGGCAAGTCAGAACAGAGAGCTGATAAACACAAACAACCGATTAGCCCTTGAGAATGAATCTCTAAAGAAGCAGTCAAAGCAAGTTAATAGTGAGATTTCTGCATTAAAAACAAAAATTTCTGGTATTGCGTGGTAGTTATTACATATTTTTATCTATATTTGAATAGACAAAGTTGTACTTTTGTTTACATTGTTTAAGCAGGAGGGGGAGTTTTTCTATTGGTTTTGGTTTATAAGTGCTTCGCACTGCTCCCCCTTCAAACAATTTTAGTAACTAATTAAAGTTTATATATGAGTCGTTATCAATTTAAGACCACCAACATCAAAGGAAAAGAATATGTTGAGGTCAATCAAAGAATCAAATACTTCCGTGAAAGCGGACAATACGAAGGGTGGTCTCTGACCTCTGATGTATATCATTTAGATGAGGCTTCTTGTGTAATCAAGGCTTCTGTACTCAACGATAAAGGAGATATAGTAGCCACAGGTTTTGCTCAAGAGGATAAGTCCAGTAGCTACATAAACAAAACAAGCTATGTGGAAAACTGTGAAACAAGTGCTTGGGGCCGTGCATTGGCTAATCTTGGTATTGGTATTGATACTTCTATTGCAAGTTCAAACGAGGTTTCAATGGCTATCTCAAAACAAGGAAGTAAACCTAAAGCTGCGGTTAAGGCAACTGCTAAAGTGAGTCTATTAGAACTTACTGATGAAATCAAATCAAAGATGGTTAAGGCTGTCAAAGATGGTAAGAAAGATGCAGTAGTTAAAGCACTGGATAAGTACGAGCTAACAGCAGCACAGCGTAATGAGATTCTTGCGTAATGACTGATTTAGAAAGATTCAAGGACGATGAAGCATACTACTCGGACAAATCTTATATGTCCAATAGTGCCTTCAAACTCCTTCGTCAATCACCTACAAAGTTCCACCTTTGGAAGCAAGGTAAGTGGAGCTACCCTTCTACTTCATTCTTTGATGTAGGTACTGCACTACACGCTCTATTCCTTGAGGATAAAGAAGTAGCTGTACGATGGGAAGGAACTCGTAGAGGCAACGCCTATAAAGAGTTTAAGATGGAACACGAAGGCAAACTTGTGCTACCCGAAAAGGATTATGATTTAGTCTATGGTATGTACGATAAGCTGCTTAAAGTTCCAGAGGTAAACGATATTATGGGAATAGAAGCCAAGCCCGAAGTTGCAGGTATAAAAACATTTGTAACGGAAAGCGGAAACGAGATTGCAGTAAAAGGTAAAGCTGATGCAATAGTGTTTGATGGTGAGAAGAACTATATCGTAGACCTAAAGACCACCGCTAAATCACTTGAGGATTTTAAGAAGTCAGCGAGATTTATGTTGTACAATCAACAAGCATACCTCTACAAGACTATCTTTGGAATGGATGATTTCTATTTCCTTGTAGTGGAAAAGGTATTCCCATATGAGGTGGGTATATTTAAAGCCTCTGATGACTTCCTACACTGGGGAGAAGTAGAGTTGAATACAAGTATTAATGTTTACGAAAAAAGATTTTTAAATGAGCAATTCAGACCTTACAGCGCAATGGTTGGAGAACTGTAACCACTTTGAAAAGATGGTGGTACTCAATGCAGTAGACGTAACAGGAGTAGATAAAGAGCATTTCTACACTGGCCGCAGGTTTCCTATAGTAGTGAGAACCAGAGCGTTAATAGCAAGAGTCCTCCGTGATTCACATTACACGATGAAGAACATCGCAAGTGTATTGAATATTACAGCAGAGATGGCAGCTAACTACTGCACGGCAAACCATAACGAGTACCTTCAAAAAAATCCAGACTATGAGGGTATGTACAATCGCTTGACAAATGCGATAGAGCAAGTACACAGCAGCGATAATGGCGTTGAACAACGTCTATCAGATGTGGAAATTGAGATAAGTAGAATGAAACAAAGAGTAGACCACCTCTCCAAACTGGTCGTAGAATAATTCTTTTTATTAACTAAATATCTATTAAGATGACTGAAAAGAAATTTGTAGGAAGTACGCGTGTAAAGACCACGAAGTACGGACAGATTATCAATCTTGGGCTGAAAGCTTCAGACCTTGAAACACTAAAGGCTAACCTCAATGATAGAGGTTGGGTAAACATTGACCTCAAGTCTAAAAAAGACGGTGGTTTTTATGCAGAGATTCCTACGATGGATTTCAAAGGAGCCGCTGCAACTAATGCACAAGATGACGACTTGTTCTAAAACGTTAAAGGGGAAAAGGAAATAGCTTTACTGCGGAGTAGGTTAATAGGGGGGTTCAATTCCCCCCTCCCCTCCAAAATCAATTACTATGAATAATATGAATCAGTTCCTTCGCATAGCAAATGCGAGGTTAAGAAAGGTGTACCCTAACAAGATGCAAAGAAAGGCTTGGGCTGCTAATATGTGGCGCAGGTATGTTGAGAGACAGAACATAGAACACGACCTTTAATGATACAAGTAAGGGTATAAACTGACCTTTAATAATACATTGTCAGGTGATAGCTTGACAAAAATAGGCGCAAACCGCTAATATTGGGCGCAAATAAGGTATCATAAAGAAATACAGGCGCAAACCTTTAACACCAAAGAGAAATGAAAATAATAATAGGAATCATTGTAATAGCACTACTTGCAATAGGTGCTTATTGGACGGGCAAGGCTTTTACTCCCAAAGAATTTTACGAAGAAGCCGACTGCTATATATGCTATGGACTTAAGATATGGGCTTTGTTTTGGTTAATTGTGGTAGCATCTTGGGGTGTTGGTAGTTTGGTTATGCAGTTACTTTAACAACAAACGAGAAATGATTGAAGTCACACTACTAATTATCGCAATTGCATTTGTATCACTCATCGTAGTGAAGGAAATCCAAGACTATCTTTTTTGGAGGCGCATTGACAAAGCATTTGAGAATGGTTTCAAAGAGATGAATGAATTATTGAAAAAGAAACTTGAAGGAGTTGAGGATAAAGACTTTTATTCTTATTGTATGAAAACCTTAAAAACAAAAGAGAAATGAAAACATTAGTTCAACTATTAAACGATGCCGTAGTAGAGGCAGATATTCGTGGACACAAAGGAAAAATCAATGTATCCCCTGCTTTTTTTGATATAAGGAATTACTCTGAAAAAGAAAAGTGTATAGGTTATTTAATCTACGCAGGTAGATTTGGTGGCTACGAGTTACAAAGGGACTCAAGTCTACAAGGATATGGCATAACCTTTAACACCAAAGAGAGATGAGTCGCCAGACTCCTCACCGCAAATAAATTTGCTTATGAAAACAAACTACAAGTCAAAGAGAACAAGCGGAAGCAAAAGGGTAATTAGCGATATTCGCAGTTACGCAATAGCCAATGCTAAAAAGACAAAGGGCAAATCAGAATTGTACAACCGCATAGTTCAGCTTTGCGAAAGAGATTTAACAGAGTATGGTATTGAGTATGATTAAGTCCTACAACAGAAAGAGACGCCACATACGCGAGGTTGAGAAATACTTGGAGATGCTTATGTTGGACAATGTAAACCTCTCCCTTCACGCCAGTAGGTTTGGATGGAAAGATGACTTACAGAATCAATTAACCAACTCCGCCTTACTTATCCGTAAGTATCAAAGAAGGTTGAGATTAATAAAGATGTAATGACATCCTACGATATACCTAAATCACTAAAAGAAAAGACTTGGGATTGGCTACAAGACCATTCTATGGGACACCGATTTGATGCTAACGGCTCTAAAGCAGAGCAGTTTGTAGGTTTGTTAGGAGAGAATATGTTTCGTATCCTAAATGACTTGCCGCCAAAGTTTGAAGATGGATTTGATGGCGGACACGACCTCATCTTTATGGGGCGTAAAGCGGATGTAAAGACAATGGGCAGACGTGTTGACCCTAAACCCCACTACGTCAACAACTTCGTTGGTTATCAAAAGGATTTTGACTGTGAACTATATATATTTTGCAGCATAAACAAGTCTACAAATACCTTCTGGATATGTGGATACACCGATAAGGAGACACTACTTACCGAGTCCAACTTCTACGAAAAGGGAGATAAGAGATACAGAGACGATGGTAGCTACTTTATAAATAAAGCACCATTGTATGAGATTGAGAACACTAAACTAAAACCATTAATAATATGAGCGATAAATACTTTTGTGGTGGATGTGATAAACAGATACCAATAGTAATCGGATTCAATCAGTTGCATATATGTGATTGTGGGACATTAAATAATATAGGAGATGCAGAATAATGAAGAAAGCGATGGCCAAGTAATCTATGATTTAGGGATTAGGCTTACTTGGAAAAAGAAGCGTGGAAACGGGTACACAAATATGTACTTCGGTACAAAGGACAGACCCTTTCAGTTTGTAACCAGAGCAAAGTCAATAGACCACATAAACAGAAATCCTATAATGATAGCAAAGATGATGTCGTTTGTAGGAGCGACAGGTAAAAGCGTTTACGATTTTCATATCATAGAGGAGTTCTATCGTAAGGAAATAAGCAATAGCTTTTCACATAAAGAAGAAGATTACATTAAAGAATTTGGCGAATGACAACGAGAGATTTTATCTATAGGGCTGAAGAGTTAAAAGATTCTCTAACAGAACTCCGCGAGAACGGAGTAACAAAAGGTGCTTGGACAGGGTTTAGTTCTCTGTTTGATAAGTATTCAATGAAGTTGGGTAGTACCACTTATATATATGCAGGGGCGCATCAAGGGAAGTCGCAGTTTGCATTTGAAATGATGATGAACCTATCCCAATACTCTGGTTGGAAGTGGGCTGTATACTCCCCAGAAACAGGTTCGCCAACAGAAGTATTCGCAGAGTTCCTATGGGTGTACCTGCGTAAGCCGTTCCTTGTTAATGATAAGGTTATGGCTACAGATGAAGAGAGCCAAAGGGCTATTGAGTTTATAAATGAACACTTCTATATTATAGATAGTGGTCTGCAAGACCTTACCGTAGAGGGTTTCTACAACTGTGTAACAAACATAGAAGAAGATTTTGGGGTTAAGATACAGGGCTGTCTCATAGACCCGTTTACAGAGATTAAAACAGATATAAGCGTAGGTGTTCGTGATGACATTGCTATTGGTCAAGTGCTTACAAAAGTCAGAAAGCATAGTGCCGATAACAATTATCACACACTACTTACCGTACACACTAAACACCAACAACCTAAATACCGTAGTGGTATAGCATATATAGATAAACCTACTATGAATGATATAGCAGGTGGTATGCAATGGAGCCGTAAGGGTATGATGGTTATAAATATATGGCGATGTCCATTTGGATTAGAGGATTTAGATGGCGTACCTTATGAGCCTAATCAAGTTGAGATTACAGTTGTTAAGGCTAAACCTAAAATCGTAGGCAGGTTAGGAAAGATAACAATGTACTACGACAAGGTTAAGAATAGATACTATGAGGTTGATAAGCAGGGCAATCCTGTGTACGCTTATCAGAACCCAGATTACGAACCAGAAGAAGTAGCATTACCTACACCTTCGCAAGAGGAATTAGAATTTTGAAAAGTTGGTCAGAAGCATATAGAAAGAGTTGGTGCGAGATGATTCGTGCATACCTAAAGTTTAACATAGCCTCCGCAAAGGAGGTTGAAGTTTTGGAATGGAACAAGATGCTAATCAATGGTAAGGAGTTTAAAGTGGATGTAACGGACTACACTGGTAATTCCGAGAACTATATATTTCTCAACCCTTCCAACGGTAGAATGGTCATTGAAACAAAGGGTGTACAAAAAATTTATAAGTTTGAGGTAGAACTTACGAAATAATTAACTATATTAGTATTAAATGATTAGTACAAAAGACTTAATTATAAAGACATCGCAGGAGGTAACAGACCTGCTCCTTGAGAAGAATGCTGCCTACGGGGATTCAGCCCTTTACCCCGTAGGTATCTTCTCAAAGGGAAACGCTGTGGATAGCCTATGCGCTCGTATAGACGATAAGCTTATGCGTATCAAATCAAGGGGCATTACCGATGCCACCGAAGATACCGTGCAAGACTTAATAGGATATCTTATCCTACTAAAGATTGCCATACATAACAATAATGAGTTGGAAGAATAACGAGCAAAATCTCTTTGAACACCTAAAACAAAATTACATAAGCGACCTTAACTGGTCGGAAGGGGATTACTCACACCACGATTGCTACTCCTTACAACTCAAATGCGACATAGAATTAAAGTGCCGCAACAAGCATTATGACGATTTAGTCATAGAGAAATACAAGTACGATAAGCTGCTCGCAAGAGCTGAAAGCCACAATACTATTCCAGTATATATATGCCAAACACCTAAAGGCATATTCGCATTTAACCTCGCTTCACTTGAAGAACCCTCTTGGGAAACCAAAGGGATGCCGAAGACCTCACACTTTAACCAACGACAATTCGTTGACAAGGTGGTGGGGTTTTTGCATATAGATAAATCCAAATCGTATGATTGAGATAGACCTTAACTTACCTAAACCCCCAAGTCTTAACGCTTATTACGCGGGTAAGCATTGGGCTATTCGTAAAAAACATAAAGATGAGTATTCTAAAAAATGTAAGGAAGAGATTGAGAAGTTTGACTACTTCACTTTTGAAAGCTATGAAATTCATATTAGCTACAATTCTCGGCACGATGTTGATAATGTTATTCTCGTTTCTAAATTTCTCTCGGATACTCTCGTTAGTATGGGTATGGTTAAAGACGATGGTAACAAATACTACAAAAGGCTTAACATCAAGATTGACAAAGACCTTCCGAAAGACACATTCATCGTAAAATTAAGATGTTATGATTAATCAGAAGAACTATCAGACTTGTAAATTAATTAGAAACAGAATTGACCTGTACCTCTACGAGATGGCAAGTCTGTTTACTAATATAGGTATAGACTCCACAGTAGAGGAGATTCAATATGCCTACAGAAAAGAAAGGGAATACATTGAACTAATAGCAGAGCTTGACCCAGAAAAAGCTGATAGGTTGCGCTCGTCATACTAATATGTTGTTTGAAGAACATTACGAAGATTTAACAGATGCAGAAGCAAATCTCATACTTGATATATACAAAGTCATTGACGAGTTGGTATACTTCGGTGAGCCAGTCACATTGGTTAGATTGGGATTTGAGCTTGGCATAAGACCAGATGAGCTTTCTGACTATCTTGCTATCATTGTTACCATACTAAATAAAGTAGAGGAAGAATATGCCGAGATACGACAAGGCTCTAATTGAGGAGGAAGCATTTAAATCTGTAGAACAAGGATATCTAACAGAAGAACTTGGTACGTTTATTCTACAGCGTGCTATTGAGATTTCTGGTTCAGCTTTTGTAACCGATGGAAATAATGAATTAAAGCAAGCATTAATAGATTCTGCCGTAATGCGCACTTGTGAAAAATTCCTGCATTATTATCAAAGCGGAAAATCTGCTGCAAATCTTATTATTAGTATTATATACTCAACGATGACTAATAAAATAGTTTCTTTAAATCATAGTGATGTATATGGTCAAAATATAAAAGGATACCTCACATTTATAGAGGATGGTAAAGCTGTTACCAAGTTAAAACGGTATATTAAAGACGATTATTTAAGTGAAAAATTATAATGATGGAGATTTATAACGATTGGATTTTAGTTTCTTCTTTAGGATTGATGTTTGCATTCCTATTTATTTTTGAACCCTACGGATGGTTAATGGAAAGAGTATTGCCGTTTAAGCCATTTAACTGCGTTCTATGCTTTTCTTTTTGGTGTAGCCTACTCTTGTATGCTTACCTTGGAGTTAATCCCTTATACGCCATTTATACGTCTTTTATTGCAGAGCTATCGTATAGAAAGTTAGTTAATGAGTAAAGAGAAAAATGTAAATTATAACAGTGGTTGGCTCTTCCTTTATTGGGACGAGCCTCTTTTTTCTAACTCTAATATTAACAACAATGCCGATACCAGTTCCGAATCTAAAGGAAACAAGACCAGAGTTCACGAATAGATGTATGAGTAACGAATCAATGATGGATGAATACCCAGAAACATCCCAGCGATTAGCAGTATGTTACACATCGTGGACATCGGAGATTAAAAAAGTAAAATAATGGAAGGATTAACAAGAGCATTCCATATGTTCTTTGAGTATAGCGAGTTTAACTCACCCGATGAAAGAGACAGCTATATGAATATGGATGTATCATTTTTAAACAAACTATCTAAAGCTCGTGAGCTTGCAGCTATAGGATTTAAAATTACAAGCGGGTACAGAAGCCCTGCTCATAACGCAAAGGTAGGTGGCGTACCCTCAAGCAGTCACACAAATGGACACGCAGTAGATATCTACGCACCCACATCAACACAAAAATATATTATTATTAACTCTCTTCTCCAAGTAGGGTTTAATCGCATCGGTATAGCAAAGAACTTTATACACGTTGATGATGACCCAAACAAAAGTGAAGATGTAATCTGGACCTACTAATGAAAAATGATTTTGATGTAAGCGATTCGTTCGCTGACTTCGTAGACGAAATGACTAATGACGAGAAAAACGATAACGCTCAATGCTCCATTGATAATCCAGAGTGCGAAGCGTGTGGTAGCTAATTATGGGAAATCCAATAACGAAACTATTTACAGGGGGTGCGAAGGAAGCTGTGGAAGCAGTTGCCAATGTGGTAGATAGATTTGTATCTACACCCGAAGAGAAAGAAGCTGTGCGTAAAAGCATAGAAGAAGAAATCACCAAGCGTTGGCAGGCCGATAGCCTTACCGATTCTTGGTTGAGTAAGAACGTTAGACCATTAACCCTTGCAACCGTTATGATATTTCTGGTGCTTATGACCTTCTTTGAAGGCTTTGGTATCAGTAGTATTAACGAGAGATGGATTGGATTATGGGAGCTGGTAAGCGTAACAGTGATAGGCGGGTACTTCGCAGTAAGAACCGTGGACAAGAGAACAAAGGTAAAGTAAGTTGGTGCGAGAATGCACCTGTAGAATGTACCTGTAATGGTACTTGTAATAAGAAGGGGTAGGCGTTAGTCTACCTCTTTTCTTTTTGGGACTCTTTGTATCCCTTCTCGTATTCAATGTGTTTTTCAATAGAGTAGATTCTTTCCTCTATATTAGTGATTACGATAATCTTTTTATCAAGCCTATCGTGTACAGTGTGTAGCTCCATCTTTAATGATGAGAACTCGGCGTAGATTCCACCCGCTGCAAACACTGCTGCAACAAGCCATATCAACATAGACCAGTTTTCCTTAATAAAGGATTTACTTTCTTCCGCCATTGCGCTTATTCATAAAGTACCACTTCTGTGCAGTGTAACCTATAGATGCTAAAAGCAGTAATATCTTGAGGGTGTTCTCCAAGTTGGAGAATGATATCGCCATTGTAGACGAGTTGATTAAAAGAACT